CCTGAGACATGGGATATCCGTTCGGTCGATGAAGTTCAAGTAGACCAAAAGGGTGCATACACAATTATTCCGCGCCGCGAGATGTCTACGATGTCAGGCCAAAAGCAACATGGGCAAATTATTCTACCCAACAACGCGTTTGTTGGTCGTATCTGGAGAGCTCACCCACGCTACTCCGATGAAGCAGACTCAAGCCTACGTGGCTTGCTCGATCTCTGCGCTGAACTTCTTCTCCTCAACAGAACGTTTCGTGCAACTGCACGCTCACGCCTAAACGCTGGAGCATTGTACTTGCCGGATGGACTTTCTGTTGCTGCGTCTCCAGATCCAGACTATCCTTATGATAGTGATGATGATATGAATCAGGCGTTTACTCCTGAGGAATCTGCCGACGAGTTTGAAGATCAGCTTATTGATGCAATGACCACGCCTATTCGTGACGAGGACTCCGCAAGTGCGGTTGTTCCGTTGATTATTCGTGGACCTGCAGACCTTGGCGACAAGATTAAGCAATTTAAGTTTGAACGTTCGTTTGACCCAGCACTTGCACAACGTGCAGATCGAGTGTTGGAGCGTATCCTACAAGGACTTGATGTTCCAAAGGATATTGTTACTGGTCTTGCAAACGTCAAGTACTCTAACGCGGTACAGATTGATGAGTCCCTATACAAAGCACACATTGAACCATTGATGCTTCTGATTGCAGATGCTATTACAGTTGTTTACTTGCGTCCTTACCTGATTGCAAACGGGTTTGACCCGGTTCAGGTAGAACGCATCTGCGTATGGTATGACCCATCACAGGTGGCTACGCGCAATGACCGAGCCGCCGACGCAGATGCTGGATTTGACCGTGGAGCAATTTCAGGTGATACCTGGCGTCGCGCTCACGGATTCACAGAGCAAGATGCACCTACACCTATTGAGGTGGCACTCCGCATGCTGCAAGAGAAGGGCTCAATTACTCCAGAGCTTACCGAGGCTATGCTTGGCGCGGTAGCGCCTGAAGTTATGAAGGCAACCCGTCTTGCATCACAGGCTGAGTCAATTGCACCAATTCCACCAGAGGTTGAACGACTTCTTAAGGGACCTGCTGCAACAGAAGCACCAACAGAGACACCGGCAGAGACAACTCCAACTCCCGAGGTACAACAGTAATGTCAATTGAGCCAATCGATGTTTTAGATTCTTACATGCAGATTGTAGCTGCAGGTAAAGGTCCTTGCTGGGAAGGTTACAAGCAAGTTGGTATGAAGAAGGGCAAGAACGGAAATATGGTTCCGAACTGTGTTCCCGTTGACTCATCTGATGATTCAGATCAAACAGAGTTTGCCAAGGCGCCAAAAAAAGATCGCATCTACGGCTCAAAGAAAAATCCTAAGGGATCTGCTAAGGGTGGAAAGAAAATTGTATTCAGCGCTCGAACAGAGGCAACACTTCGTGAGAAGGTAAAGAAGCATAACGAAAAAGCGCCAAACGGACGTAAGGCAACTCTTGGAATGTTGAAGGCAGTCTATCGTCGTGGCGCAGGAGCGTTCTCAAGTTCGCATCGTCCTGGTATGACTCGTGACGGTTGGGCATACGCTCGAGTAAATGCGTTCTTGCGTCTACTAAAGAGTGGTCGTCCATCAAATCCAAATTACAAACAGGACAATGATCTTCTTCCAGCATCACACCCAAGGTCTTCTAAGAAGAACGCGCAGGTAATCACTGCCGCTGGTCTTATTCCTGAGGAACAAGCACTTGCTGAAGCGCTGATTAGCATTACATCAATGTATGGAAAGTTTGACCAGGACGGCGACGGAGTTTGGGCAGGCTACACACCACCTGCAGAAAATGAAGTTAGAGACATCGGAGTTAAATGTTCCAACTGCGTTTTCTTTGGTGGAACAGAATGCCAAATTATTTCTCTTGAAATTGAAGCAGAGGGCAAGTGCCGCTTTGCTGTAATTCCTGAAGGAGTTGTAAAGGGATACGACGTCCCAATTCGTGATAAGGACAGCCTAGAGCTTCTTCTTGCTTCTGCGTATGCAGAGGAACAGCTCACTGTTACACTTCTTGACGAGCACGACTACCAATCACCGGAGCACGCCATCGTTGCATTTGCAGAACTATCAGGTCAAGGATACGAGATCATTCCTGCACTTCGCGCAGCTTGGCTTCGTGGAGTCCGTGATAAGGAATCACCTTTCACACGAACAGCCGTACTTGCCTCTGCGCTGTACAACTCAAAGGATGCGGATCTTTTGCCAGTAAAGGAGCAAGAATAAATGTTTGAGTTTATCAATGATCTTATTACGCAACAAGAGTCTCGCGGAGTAGTTCCTAAGTCTAAGTATCGTACACAAAAGACATCATTCCGTCAATCGCTTATTGAGCTTGCAAACGCCGAGAACGCAAAGGTACCAGCGGAGCGTCGAGTCTCACATAGAACTGTTCTTACAGTTGCAGAACGCTCACTAGGTTCAACAGGAAACCTTGACAAAAGCACTCGTCGGTTTATTGCCTACAAGGAAGCTGCCTCGTTTGTCACCTTTGCAACAACAGGCGACTTAACTAATACGCCACTAGAAAAGTACTATGATCTACTTCCAGTAGGACACCCTCTTTCAACTCGCGCTCATCGCATGTCTGAGGCAGCAATAAACTCTGCCACCGCTCGTTGGTTTGCAGCCGACCCACGCATCGATGACTCCGTGCGTGAACTTGTTGCGTCTGCGTATGAAAGCCCACTTGGCTCAATTGAGTATCGTCACTCTGTTGCACGCATTAACGCTCTTACCGCTGGACTTGTTCCACGAGATATTTTACTTAACATTCAACCTACTGCGATTACTGCTGCCGGTGGAAACTCGTCAGCTGCCCGCTCAGCTCGTGCAAAACTGCAGCGTCGAGATCGCAAGGGACAGTTTGCGTATCAAGGCGGAGGATTCCAGTTCTTTATTCGTGGACTAGGCGGAAAGATCTCATCTGTAACTGGACGTTTCGTTGCAAACTCAGATAAGACTGATGGTTTTCAGATTGAAGTAAAGAAGGACAAGGTTCTTCAAGATGGTCTATACGACATCCCTGCGTCTAAGGCAGAGGCAATCATTGCTGTTCTCCCTGATGCTCCACAGAATGAAGAAGTAAATCTTCCATCTGGCGTAGAGGCAGTTAACCTCGCGGAAATAAAGCCACTTGACGCCCCTGCAGGATGGGAACTTATCTCTACAAAGAAGCCTGGTGAGACTGGGCCTGACAAGGTATTTAAGTCTGGTGACGGATACATCGTAGAATACTACGCACCAGGAAATGAATCTACGAAAAAAGCTGCGCAAGCTGCGTGGAATGATAACCAACTTGCAGGACAAGGTGCTGGTCTTCCAAAGATTATTAACTCTAATGGAGAAACTGGTCCTATTAAGGGCAAGTTGCAATCAGACGCACCTGTCTATATTCTTAAGCGTGACCCAGAAGCTGGAGAAACTAAGTCACGTAAACGTACTGTTGCTATTACCCAGAGCTGGGCTGACACTCAAAACGAAGCTGGCAACGACGAAAAACTTTTTGACGATGACATAAAGGCAAAAATTGATCAAGACGAAACCATTGCAAAGAATCAAAAAGCGTCTCTAGAAAAAAATCAGAAAGCCAAGGCTGAACAGGATAAGGCTAACCAGCCTATCTTTGATAAGAACGCAGAGATTGCAGAAGATATACAGGCAAATCTAGATGCTGGTAGAGATGCAAATGGAAATGATCTCCCTGAAGGATGGACAGCTAACAAGAAGGAACTCAACATAATGCGCGTTGATCCTATGACGGGCAACGCTGTTCCAATTGATCCTGCAGATGCTGCAGACTACAGCAAGGAAAACCAAGGAATTAAGATGTCCGTCTCTCTAAATGAAGACGGCTCACTTAACTTTAACGGACAAACATTCGAGGACTGGGACGCTGTTGCTGATGCAGAGCCAGACTACGTTAAGGGAAAGATTGATGAAAACCGCAACGCTGTTAAGGAAGCAATTAAGGGATACGACCCAGACGGCAAGGTTGCAGATATCATTGACGCGGGTGGCGGTCCAGATGAGATTGAAGCAGAGCTCGAAAATAATGCAGCCTGGGTTAGTCGTCAAAAAGATCTAGAAACCTCTTGGGCAGTTGAATCACCTTCTGCAGCACAAAAAGAGTCGTGGGCTAAGCTTGAAAAGATCAACAAGAGTATTCGTGAAATCTTACCTGCGTACAACGACAGTCAAAAGGCAACTCTTCCTCCTCGTGAAAAATTATACGGAGAAGACTCTATCCGTATGAAAATGGAGATGGACGAAAAAGCAAAACAGCTTAGAGCTGCCATTGACAAGCATATGGACGATAAGGCGACAACTGAAGATCGTGCTATGGGAATTTCTGAAGTTAAGGATTTCATCGAAGCTGGCTTAAAGGCACTTTTCAAGAAAGATAAGAAAAACGCTGTAAGTAATCTTCAAGATGCTTACGACATCGCGTCTGGTGATGAGTCTCCAAGTGAAGGATCATTCCCTAGAGGAGAATACGCTGGAGAAGCTACACAACTTCTTGATGAGATTCTTACCGAGCTAGAAGAAGACG